TTAAGCACCTCCTAGTGGATTAAACCTCACCGCATCCTGCAGGTAATCCGGCGCAAGATGGGCATAAATCATCGTTGTCTGAATCTTTGCGTGCCCCAGAATTTTCTGGAGCGTCAGAATATTGCCACCGTTCATCATGAAATGACTGGCGAAGGTGTGGCGCAGCGCATGAACAGCCTGGCCGTCAGGAACATCAGGTGCGACCGTTTTGATGACATCGCGAACCAATGAATAATCCAGCGTCGGAAACACCAGTTTCCCGCCCCGTTTTTTGATCTTTTCAAACAGGCTTTCAGAAATAGGAACGGTACGGTTTTTGCTGTTCTTCGTTTTTGAAAAAGTGATTCGACAATGCAGAACGCGGCGTTGCTCCAGTGCCGCTACCTCGCCCCATCGCGCCCCGGTCGACAGAAGGATTTCGACAGCCAGCCGCTCATCGGGATTTTCAGCCAGTGCATCCAGCAACTGAACACATTCAGACTTACTCAGATATCCCATTTCGCGCTCGTTAACCTTCATTCCTTTAAGGCCTTGAACGGGGTTATCGTTAAGAAAATGGCCGGATGAGATGAGTGCGGTAAACATCGCGCTTAACGCCCCAATCTCTCGATTTATGGTGCTGGGCTGTATCCCCTGCTCTATCCTGGACACACGTAGCTCGGTGAGCATCGTTGTATTAAGTTTATGCACGCACGGGTCATCCATTGCCTCACTCAAGCGCAGCAATTTAAGGCGCGTGTTATGCCCTGACTTCATTAGCTGGCCGTGGTATTTCCACCACAAGTCAATAAGCACTGACAGAGGACGGCGATCAATAGAGTTTCCTTTCCACTCATTGTTATGCTGTTGCGCCAGCACCCACCGCTCATATAAAACTGCATCCGATTTCGTTTTAAATTTTTTACGAATGCGTTTGCCTTTACGCCCCTCCGGGCGCATGTCAAGAAGATACCCTCCCGGAATTGATTTTATGCTCATTCGTGAAACCCCAGCGTTACAAGACCACCATGCCCCCAGCGTTCCATGATTAGCCGGGCTGTGTACCAGTCTTGCGGGGCTTTTGAGAAGACGATGTGTTTTCTGGCCCATCAGGGGAGAGAGAGGGACTGATCTGCCCAGCAGCCTCATTCGTTTTTCCTGTCATAAGCCAATTCATGTACTTAAAAAAGCGAGGGTGATTAACAATCTTGATAAGCACTTCGCCCCCTATGTTTTCAATCCGCCCCGTTTCATAACGACGCAAAGTGCCGACAGGCACATCAATCAGGCCGCAAAATTCTTCGCGCGTTAAATCCTCTGATTCACGAATCACTCTAATTTTTTCACCGATAAGCATTGACAGTGTTCCTATAAGTACACTAAGCTTGCGCATAAGGTGTACTTATAAGTACACCAAGTCACAAACAACCACAGATAGCGCAGGTTATCACACATGGCAAAAGTCCTGAACACACACGAACAGGCAGACTTCGAGCGTTTAGCAGCGTTCTATCCCTACCGCGATGAGCATGGGTTACCAGTACTTGAAGAAAGCCTGAAAGATTACGCAAAGCGTACCAACCAAGCTGTTAACACAGTGAAAAGACAGGCTGACAGAGGTTCAATTCCCATCAACCAAGATGAAAAGAACTCAAGACGCACAGTAAATCTTTTCGCTCTTTTCCTGAAAACAATCAGGAGCGCAGAGAAATACGTGCAGATGACAAAATAACGAGGTGTCATTTTATGCTGAAGCAACGCCGTAATTTTCGTACCGGAACAGAACGCCACGCTAACCATTTCGCTACCAACGCATCACGCAGCAACATCCGCTACAGCCTGAGCGAGACGCACGCAACACCTGATGGCCACACAGTAAAACAAATTGGCGAACACACCTGGCTAATTGAAAAAGCTGGAATCGTGGTTCACAGATGCCCACGCAATCCGTTTACCGGAAACCGCATTTTTGCACTAAGCAGCGGCGACAATCAGTTCGGACAGGATTTCACATTATACGAAGCACTTCGCACGGTTGATCGTCTGCTTCGCGGGCAAAGTTTTATTAAACAGACTGATTTATAACAGGTGCGTTATGATCAAAGAGCATGCACAAGGTGTATTTATCCGTTTTATTGATTTTCGCGGTGAACTGTTATTGCGCGCATCAGCTATTGATGGAGTTGTCCCATCAGAAAAAAATGCAGCTACTTACGTTTATCTGAACGGCACGCGCCTGACCGTAGAACTTCCGTACCAGACTGTACACGGAATCATTAGCGAAGCTGAAAAAGCACGTAAGATTAATGGCGATGAACCCTATATCGAAATTATTTGTATGGATTCAGAAGCTGAAATTCAGAAAGCAGATTAAAGGGCGTTGCGATGGGCAAAGAATATAAAACTCTCATTAACAAAGCACTTGAGCGTTTTTATTTTCGCTTAAGTGCATCAGGTGCTCATGCTGAACGTGCAGCCCGTGACTCATTGACCAGGGCAATCCGGAGTCTGTATGACGTGGCTTTTTACGCTGATGATCTGGATGCACTTAACGAACTTTCCGAGCTGATCTGTGCCGCAGAATGCGGGGAGCATATTGAACCGTATAAGCTGGGGAATATTGCATGAGTATATTTATCTCATGGTTTGTTCTGATTATTTCGGTGGTCTGCGCCATTGGGATTATGCAAATTATTCATTCAGTAAAAAAGATTGAACGCTTTTTCACTGGCGAATAACAGCGCAAATAAAAACCCTAGGTTAAATAAGAAAATGTAAAAACAATCCGCATTCGCGGAGGTATTCGCACACGCCCAGGAGGCGTAATGGCAATTAAGCATTTTCCTGTCGTTCGTTTCACTTCCAGAGGACGTGAATACGAAGTCGACGAACGCCTGATTACCACAATCGACAAACACCGCTCAGAAAAGGATGCACACCACATCTATCTCACTGACGGTACTTACTTCTGCGCCACTAATGTGGCGCGGGTGAATCTTATCCGACAGGTACAGGATCCACGTAAATGAGCAGGAGAAGAATCACTCGCAGACATCACCGCACACACCTGAATTCCTCAGCAACGCTAAAGGCACTTATTCAAAGCGAGATCGGTGATTTCTTCGCGGGAGTTGGCTCACCAGGTGAACCAGAAACACCAGAAGCGATGCAGCGTGAGCTCATGATACGCATAGATAACACTTTTGATTTCTTCTACAGCATGCACGGAATTAAACAGAAATGAACCTCAAGCCAGCAATAACTACTCGTAGAACGCCAATTTCTGTAACCGACCGCTTCTGAGTTTTTTGGCAGGAAGCCTTCGCACATCCTTAGTAGAGAGAATTGCAGCATGATTGACGCTCATGACTTCACAAGATGGGTGCGCACACAGGACACCCGTCTGGCTCCCGTTCTCCAAGGATTATTTGATCTTTACATCCGTGGTCGTGACAACAGAGCACGCACTACAAAACCGGAGAATGTGGATACCCTTTATTTCACAGTAGACGACTGCTACCGCGTGGACTTCACACCACACGGACTGGCGTTGCACTGCCTGACACCGCACGGCGAATCACTGCTGGCGTATTACGACTCCCCGGCCTCCGTATTTGCGGCAATGCTGGCGCATCGCACTGCTGGCGGGTGTGCCTCGCTGAGTGAATACACCGCTGAATTTAACCGCCTTTCCACCATCTTCTTGCAGGAGTGGCAGCGCGTGACGGGATACCAGCCATGAGTGAGTTTGCATGGAGCTGGAATGAACCACGACCAGCCATTGATCCGGCCAGATTTACGGAGCACAGGCAGGAAACTGAAACCGACCTGCAACGCGCCATCCGTTACTACCTTGAGGCAGACAAAAAGGCTCTGGAAGAACAGGAAGCGAAGGAGGAAGCCTTTTTCGCACAATCCACCGTGGGTAAAAGACTCATGGCATCCCTTGAGGAAGCCGGACAGCGTGAAAAGCTGGCACAGAACATCATCAATAAGCGTCAGGCAACAGAACAAGACCCGGTGGCCCGTGCTTTTGCCACACTGAAGGTGCTTCCCGTTTATCTGCGTGAACCTCTGAGCCGCCACCTCTCTTTCCTGCGCAAAAAACAGGAAGCCGATCGCCAGAAAGGCAAAAAGAGCTGGCAGGCTGAACGCTACGCGCGCGGAACCCTGCGCAAAATATTCGAACGTCTGGACCGCACCGATCACCGCTGGCTGACACCGGGTTATCGCTCCCTTGCCGGACGCGAACGCCTGGACGATTTGCTTTACCTGCCGCAGCTCAACAAACACCAGATACAGACGCTGGCCACCATGACGGCGGCGATGTTCAGCAGCACCTTCGAAAAACTCTGCGATAACTTTGGCGCGACCGATGGCGAGCTGACCATGAAAATTGCGCTGAAGGCGTATCAGATGCTGGCCCGCATGGCGTTACATCTGCACACCATGCCGCCGCATTACGAAGCACTGAGAACGGACAAAGACCGGAAGAACGCACCGGATACGGAGCTGCTGCCGGGGGCCATCCTTCGCCTGACCTGTGCGGAATGGTGGAAACACAAACTGTGGCTGTTACGTTGCGAGTGGCGGGAAGAACAGCTCCGTGCCGCCTGTCTGGTTTCCAGAAAAACATCACCCTATCTGAGCCAGGACGCGTTAAGCGAGTTTCGCGCACAGCGCGAGAAAACCCGCGACTTCCTGAAGAGCTTCGAACTGGAAAACGAAGACGGCTTCACGATTGATCTCGAGACAGTGTATTACGCGGGAGTAAGTAACCCGGTTCACCGTAAGGCAGAAATGATGGCCACCATGAAGGGGCTGGAACTTCTGGCCGAAGCCCGTGGTGACAAAGCGGTGTTTCTGACTGTCACCTGCCCGTCAAAATACCACGCCACAACAGAGAACGGTCATCCGAACCCCAAATGGAACGGGGCCACCATGCGCGACTCCAGCGATTACCTGGTTAACACGTTTTTTGCGGCGGTCCGCAAAAAACTGAACCGCGACGGTCTTCGCTGGTATGGCATCCGCACGGTGGAGCCTCACCATGACGGCACCGTGCACTGGCATATGATGGTCTTTGCTCATCCGGAAGAAATCGACAGCATCGTGGCCATCACCCGCGATATTGCCATTCAGGAAGACCGCCACGAGCTGGGCAATGATATTACTCCGCGCTTTAAGGCGGAGTATGTCGACGGCTCAAAAGGCACACCAACCAGCTATATCGCGACCTACATCGGAAAAAACCTGGACAGCCGCGCCGTAGATGGCATCGACCCGAAAACGGGCAAGCCACGCGTTGACCACGAAACCGGAAAATCAATGGCCGAGAGCGTGGAACGCGCCATCGGCTGGGCGCGCCTTCACCGGGTCCGCCAGTTCCAGTTCTTTGGTATCCCCTCCCGTCAGGTGTGGCGTGAACTGCGCCGCCTTGCCAGCCAGATGGCACGCAACCCGGAAGGTCCGCAACGGCTGAAGGATGACGCAATGGACGCGGTACTCGCTGCCGCTGATGCCGGATGTTTTGCCACCTACATTGAGAAACAGGGTGGCGTACTTGTTCCACGCAAAGACTACCTGATTCGCACCGCCTACGACCTCGCAGATGAGCTGAATGATTACGGCGAACAGAGCGTACAGATTTACGGGATCTGGTCGCCGCTCATCGGGGAATCCTCCCGTGTGTGCACGCATCCAGATAACTGGAAGCTGGTAAGACGCAAACCGGAAGCGGAAGACGGCGCCCGCGAAAATGGTTTTGACCTTCAGGGCGGCCCTGCCGCCCCTTGGACTCGTGGCAATAACTGTCCCCGTGTACAGGAAACGAGCAACAACGGAACAGAACAGCCGGAAGAACGGCCAGCACCGTGGCCGCAGCTTCCTGACGGCGTTGAAGTAAATGAATGGATGCGCTCACTGAAACGGCACGAACGCCGGGCGCTGATGCGTTCGCTTCGTGACAAACAGGCAAAAAACAGCAGCGATGAAATGCAGAACTGGACACAGAGCCGCAAACAGCCGCGACCTTTGCCTGATAACCACGAGTTACTCGCTAAAGAATGGCGGGAGTCTGCCGAATCTCTCGGCCTGCATATCGGTGAACAACAGATGCTGCACCTGTTACGGGGCGGCAGTCTGTACGTTGACGGCAGCATCATTGCACCGCAGGGATTTGAAATTGTACGCAAACCAGATACCCGCCCGGACAGCCGAATCACGCAACTCTGGCAGCGCCTGAGCCGTAATCACGGCGTAAGCAGCACGGAGATCCGCCATAACCCGGTCGCCAGCTATCTGGAACAGCTGGGGGCATCAGACCCCGAAGCCGCCGCACACCTGGCATCCACACTTCAGCAGGACCAGAACACCATGAAAACCCCCGTTACCGTGCTTTCTGACATGCTGCGCGCCATTCGTGACGCAGAGCACGCACAGAGAATCAGTGAAACCACTGAACGCGCCCGCCGCAAAGCAGACCTGCTGCGGGGTAGCCTGACCAGTGGAAACAAAAAACAGACAGAAACGGGATTCACAAAACCCGTAAATGAGCAAAAAACGCGCCGCGATATATGAAGCGCGCACAAAACAGGCAAAAGCGGGATTTAAAAATCCCGTAACCGATTAATTAATCAATATAAGGAAAATCGACATGAAAATTTGTATCGACGACGGCTCCACCAACATCAAGCTGGCATGGACTGAGAACGGCGAACGCCGCAACGCCATCAGCCCGAACAGCTTCAAATCGGAATGGTCTGCGCCGTTCGGTGGCATGCAGCCCGCGAACTACATGCTTGATGGCGTGCGCTATGGTTTTGATCCGGTCAGCGATCGCTTTGTCCAGACGACCGACACGCAATACCAGTACAGCGATGTGAATGTCATTGCCATTCATCACGCGCTGGTCAAATCAGGCATCACGCCACAGGAGGTGGATGTGGTTGTCACCCTGCCACTGAGCGAGTATTTCGACACAAACGCACAACCGGACATGGCCAACATCAACCGCAAAAAAGCGAACGTCATACGCCCGGTGGAGTACCAGAACGGCGAAGCATTCACTATCCGTAACGTACGGGTTATGCCTGAATCCATTCCGGCTGGCTTTAAGGCACTGGCTGACATGAGTCCGTTTGAATCCCTGCTGATTGTGGATTTAGGCGGAACCACGCTGGATGTGGCAAAGGTTCAGGGACAACTGGCAGGTATCAGCCAGGTGTTTTGCGATCCACACGTAGGCGTTTCTCTGATGGCTGATGCCGTTCTGTCGGTGATGGCCACCAACGGTATGCGTACCAGCCACCACATCGCCAATACCATTATCGAACATCGCCACGATGAAGCCTGGCTGCGCCAGCACATCCACAATAACGCACATTACGCCAGCCTGATGGCAGTTATTCGTGAAAAGGAGGAAACACTGAAACAACGCGTGATCCGCGCGCTGGCTGGTTTTTCGGGGTATGGGCGGGTGATGGTTGTCGGTGGCGGGGCGGAGATTGTGGCACCCGCGATCCGCGAAGCCTGCGGAGTTAATGCGACTTTCATCGCGGACGGGGTGCCACAGTTTGCTCTGGTTAACGGTCTGTACGCTATGGATAAGGAGTAACCCCATGGCGACATTAACCAGAAGAATAAGTTTCTATCTGAAGCCAGCAGCCGTCAAGAGTGAACGGAAAGCGTGTAATTATCTCGACAACCTGCCAGCCTCCGAACGCAGCCGCGCGCAACGCGCGGCATTTCTGGCTGGACTGGCACTCATCAAAACCGATCCTGCCTTTGCTTACTGGCTGGCTGAATGGCCTGAAGGCGGATTCAGTCAGCCGCTCACACCAACGCCACGAAATAAATCACCACAGCAGGATACAGAGAATAACAACGTTACACAGATGAAAAAGAATATACAGGCCATGTTCCCTCAATGACCAACAGTCGGAATACTCTGCGCCGGGCAGAGTCTGATATTGCACCAGAAGAGGTAGATGTAGTTGACACCCTGCCACTAAGCGAGTATTTCGACACACACAGCCCCGGTAAGACAAAGCGTTAGTAAGCATTTTTTTGATCTAAGTTTATTTACATATATTTTGAGATACAGTAACGTTTTTTGCAAAATACCTACTGAAAAGGATGGCACAATGTCTCTTAGTTATGTCGAATTTGGGAAGGTTGACCTCTCAGATGTTTTTTTTGACTCGCTTAAAAATGACTACCCAACTTTTGAAAGCTGGTTCTTAAAGAAAAGAAATGAGAAAGCATACGTATCTTATGATGATTATGGGAAAATAGATGGTTTTTTATACCTCAAAATTGAAAATGAGGAATTAAATGACATGACCCCATCTTTCCCTATGAAAAAACGTCTTAAATGCGGAACATTTAAAATTGATGCTCGTGGAACGAAAATGGGGGAGAGATTTGTAAGAAAAATATTTGACTTTGCAATGCCTCATGATATTCAGGAAGTGTACGTTACTATCTTTGACAAACATCAAGGATTGATTCGTTTACTTGAACGCTATGGTTTTAAATTGTGTTCAAGAAAAAATCTTGAGACGGAAAACGGTTGTGAAGGTGTCTACTTTAAGGATTTTAACTGGAAGCCATCAGCAGCATCATTTTATAATAATTATCCTATGATAAAAATGAATGGAAGAAATTTTTTATTAGCCATTAAACCTGAGTTTCATTCAAGGCTTTTCCCGGAGTCAATTTTAAAAAATGAAAATGATTCTATTTTAGAAGATGTTACTTATACTAATAGTATTCATAAGATATATATTGGCGCGATGAAAGGCATGGAGCTTCTTCAGCCAGGAGATAATATAATTATTTATCGAACGACAGATGGACAGGGAGCGGCGAAATATCGGTCGGTGGTTACTTCTGTTTGTACATTACAAGAGTATAAAAACATTCGAGAATTTTTATCATATGATGAGTTTAAGTCTTATTGTGGAGGCGCCAGTATTTTTTCTGATGAAGAATTATATGCTTATTATAGCAGATGTTATCCTCCACATGTAATTAAGTTAACTTACAATTTCCCTTTGCAAAAAAGAATAATTAGAGATGAATTGTTGAGTATTTTAGGTTATACTCCAAGCTATTCAGGGTTCTTCACGTTAAGTGATGTTCACTTCAAAGCTGTTTTAAGCGCGGGAAAGGTTAATGAAAATTTTATTGTCGATTAAACCAGAGTTCGCTGAATCCATTTTAAATGGATATAAAAAATTCGAATTCAGGAAGACAATTTTTCGGAACAAAGAAGTCCGAGCGGTTATTATTTATGCAACAATGCCCGTCGGAAAGGTAATTGGTGAGTTTGAAATTGAAAAGGTTTTGTCATCTCAGCCAGATGAATTATGGAATATGACAAAAAAGTATGCAGGTATTACGCGGGATTTTTTTGATGAATATTTTTCAGAAAGAGACAAGGGATTCGCAATAGAAGTAAAAAACCCTCTGCGCTATGATACTCCAATTCCACTTAATGAATTGATACCTGGCGCTGTACCACCTCAGTCCTTTAGGTATATACGCGGATAAGAGCATGACTTTGCTGCATGGTTCTGCATGATCGTTTAAGGACCGTTTCGCTGAAGCCCGCCAGATGTGGCGGGCTTTTGCTTATATCATGCACCTGCATAAAAATCGCCACATGCGGAATTCAGAGTAATCTTTCCCTCACCCATAAAAAGGCAAAAATACACTCTCCGCCTCATAGAAATTAACGTATTCAGAAACCATCAAATTCGTCAAACACTTTTTTATACCTCCCCCTCTAGCTTCAAATATGTACTGAGATGATGTTGCTTAGTGAACAAGGATTTTATGCTCACAGCTCCACTTCGCCCGATTCACTGAAATTTTTAGTTAAACTAACTTAAAGCTAACCTGCAATATTCAACATGTAGCAATTTTTTGACTGCACAATAGTGCACAAACTTGCACAATTTTTTTGAACGACTTTTTGCCCTTCCAGCCCGCGTGGCGGCTGGATCCGTCAAGGATCCGTGCGTGCACAAAAAAACGCGTTTTTTCTGCGCGCAGGTGACGGGGGAACAGCCCGCGTTTCAGGGGGTAAATAGTATTCCCTGAGCGATGTCGCAGCGACATAACAGAATGGCCATATTTCTCACGCTGAGCGTGAAAAAGATGTGAGGGCTTTTGATTTGATGGGGTGGAAGGTAAGGCCGTCAAAATCGCACTGAGGCGGTGAGAACATGCAGTCAGCGCGGTGGGATTGCGTAAGAGTCTGACCGTCGATGATGGTAATAAACAGGAAAGCGTCGTGAAATTATCTGATTGATACAGGAGCTGGAGAGTCGGGGCATAAATTTTTTATGCCCCGGCGAAGCAGCAGACAAGCGAAGCGCGTCAGGATGTGGGCTGGGTGTCTAACAGTGCGTAAGGGTTAAAGCGGATCACCTCTTCGCCAAGCCAGTCATTGATGTGCTTCATGGCCTCCATGACGGGCATCAGCTCGTTAATTGCGTAAACCCGCGCGGCCTTCTCCACATCACCAAACGCACTTTTTTCGCCCGGCATCGCCCCCATCAGTTGCGGCGGAACGCGGTGCGCAGCCAGCACATCATCACGGGATGCCGCCTTAACATTCATGAACTCATCCTTTGCGGTGATCTGCTGGAACGGCAAAATTTGCACCCCCTCTTTGCCCCCGTTGGGCGCATGGATGAGCACGTTTTTAAACGCACCACCACCACGCGCACCCTGTAACGTTTCTTTCAGGGAGTCCATGCTTTCGCGGTTTACCTGCGCTGCACCGATGTAGATGATGCACCCGGCGTGGGATCCGTTGTCGTAATACAGTTTTCTGAACATGTCCGCCGAATGAGACAGGCTGGCCGAGAGTAATGCGCCAAGATATTCCGGCATGCCGTAAATTTCCTGGTTAATGTCCGGATTCATCAGGTGGCACACTTTGCCAGGGCGAAACTGGAACGCGTCCTTGCCATCCTGCACATACCACCATGATTCAAGATCGCTTCCGCGTCGCATGTATTTCGCCAGTGCGTGCCGTAATTTAAGCGGTTCGCCGAGCATATTGCTCCGAAGCTCAAGGAATGCGTTACCGAACACAAACCAGTCCAGCGCCAGCGCCGAGAAATCCTGCCGGGAAAGCAGCGGGTGCGGGATGTAGCAACCGAGTAATACATTGCGCTTAAAGTAAAGCGCAGACTGATGCCAGGACGTTTGCCGGGCAGCTCTTGCCAGACCGTACCAGTCCACCGGGGTTTCATACCACCGCCCGTTATCAGCACAGTACATATTGTCCAGCAGGTCATGCCCGGTCAGGCGATAAGGCCCATCAAATGTGAATGCACTGAGCGATGATTCTTTCCTGAGCGCATCAGCGAGATCAATGCGTGAACTCATGCGCACTTTTTTATTTTTTCTGCTCATCAGAACTCCATAACCGTGAAACGCTCGTTTTCTCCTTCGCCGCCAATCGGTTCGTTAATGACAGCAAGCATGGTTGCCCACGCAAGGTCGCCGTGGCTGATCCCCCTCGCGCGGTCCGTTTCGTAAGTGATAAAGCCGCCCGGTGTTTTCACCTTACGCACGGCGTTAAAGGCCGCGACCAGCTCGCGTTCGGCGCGATCGTATTCCCACCGCCCGGCACGCATTATTTGCAGCATTTTCAGTACCAGCGACCGTTTTGATGACAGCGTGAAGGTGTACGGAATAGCAGCAGGGAAAAACCGTTTCACTATCTGATAAACAGCCTCCCCGTTCCCGCCCGTCACATCAATGCCGATGTGTTCCACGTTGTAGCGATACGTGAACTCTTCAATGACTCTGGCCTGTTCTTCAAACTCCAGCCCCTGAACGCGTCGCGTCTCCACCGTTCGAAAACGGCCACCAGGAACAGCCGGAGGAACCACCACGGACACAGCGCCGCTGTCGCCGTTGCCACTGCTGCCGTTTGCGTCATACCCAATCCATACCGAACGATTCCCCATCGGGCGGGGAGCAAAAGGTTTCCAGTCTTTCCAGTCGTCGTATCCGTCAACACCGCAGCCAATCAGGATATTCAGGTTAAATGCCGATTCCCCTTCGCGAACAAACTCGCACATATAGAGATTGAGGAACTCGTCTTCGGTGTTTTCATCACGGATTTCGTCAATATCGGTGTGTTTCCAGCCGTGATTAACCACATCTTCCAGCGTGACAATTTGCCGCCACGTCCGGTCAGGGCAGATAAGCCCGTTATGCAGCGTTTTCCAGTCCACAGAAAAACGCTGGCGTTTATGCGAGGCCTTTTTCTCGTTCCAGCGGTCGCCGTTCCAGTAGGCGTATGCCTCGTGCGTTTCGGTGGATGGCGTGGAGAAGTAGGTGCGCCGCAGTCCGCTGAGGGTTGCCATAGCGCCAGCCACCTTGCGCAGTTCAGCAAAGCGACTGACCCAGAAAAATTCATCAAAATAAAAATTGCCCGTATAGGACTGTGCCGACGCAGCAGAAGTGCCGAGAAAATGCAGCTCTGCGCCGTTGGAGAGGATGATTTTATCGCCCCCTTTCAGCTCCACATCAACTTCAGCCGCGGCCTTCTGAATAATGCTTTTAAACTGGAACGCCTGACGACGCGACGCAGACAAAAAAATCTGGTTACGCTGGTAAGGTTGCGCCACATCGTCACGCAGCGCCATCAGCAGTGCTTCCTGTGCAAAATACCAGGTCGCCCCAATCTGTCGGGATTTCAGGATCATCCTGTTACGTATCCCGGCTTCCCTGCAAAGGGTCAGGGAGTCAAACCAGCCCCGCTGATGCCACTCCAGCCTGCTGATGATTTTTTCCCGCAGTGCAGCAATCTGTTCCGGCGTGAAATGATTTTTGAGTTTTTTCGCCCGGCCTTTCTTTCCTGCGGCCATCACATCCGGCTGGCCATCATGCAGCTTTTTAAGCTGCCGGGTCAGCAGGTCTATTTCCTTAAAGTCACCGCCTGTTTTATTCTGTTTTTCAGTAAGCTGGATGAGGCGCGCATCAATGGACTGCGTGACACGCTGCACGGGTGGCGTTTCATCCCACTGGTCGCGTTTTTTCCACGCATAAATCGTGTTCGGGTTTATTCCCATCAGACGTGATATTTCTGCGGGCGGATAACCCTGCCAGTAAAGTTGTCGCGCACGCTGGCGCACAAAAGCGTCCTGAATCATTGCTCCCCCTGAGTAATTACAGGAAGATTACCCGCGCGCGAAACCGTTCTCCTTAACCCCCTGTTCTGACTGTTTTCTTACAACAAAAGCCCTTTGTATCAGCCTGTTACGCTTTGCCATCATGACTGAAGAACCAGTCATGATGGCAAAAACTATGGCTAATGAAAAAAAGACATCCCGCAAAAAGTTTCGCGTGGCTGTCTCCGGTGTAACGGCAGACGGGCGCGAAATCAACGGCGACATGCTGAAAGCTGCCGCCACCAGTTATAACCCGTCCGTTTATGGTGCACGTGTGAATATTGAGCACATCCTGTCACCACTCCCCGGTAGCGAGTTTTCCGCTATGGGCGATGTTGTGGGGTTGAGCACCGAAGACATAACCGATGGCCCGCTGGCAGGTCGCACGGCACTGTATGCCGAAATTGAGCCGACCGCTCGCATGATGTCCCTGCTTAACGATGGTAAAAAAATTTACTCCAGTATTGAGCTGGAACCACAGTCAACCATCACGGGAGGCCCTTACCTGCGCGGGCTGGCAATGACCGACACCCCCGCCAGCCTGGGCACGGAACGTCTGGCCTTTGCGGCACAACAACGTATGCAACTGATGACATTCAACTGTCAGCAGGGAGACGTGGCGATGTTTACCGCCGCTATGGAGTCAGAACTTATCGAACTCACCGAACAACGTCAGGAAGAAGGCACCCAGTGGTTTAACCGCGTTATGGGGATTATTGGCCGTGGCCGCAAAGCGGATGACGCCAGTTTCTCCCGTATTAAGGAAGCGGTGGAAGGTGTCGCAACGTCACAGGCCGACATTATCGACCGTTTTAATACACTGGAAACCCGCCATCAGCAGGACAGCCAGAAAATCACATCACTGACCACAGAGCTGGCAGCACTGAAGGAAAAACTGCGCACGCAGGACGGCGATCCGCAGAACCGGTTCACCGCAACGGGCGCAGCCTCCGACCAACTGGCTGACTTCTGACAAGACAAAGGAGCAAATTTTTTATGAATCTGGTGATGTCAGATATTACCCGCAACAAACTGGGTTGCTATATGGCGCAGCAGGCGTCGCTTAACAATATCCCGGTTTCTGCACTGGTATCGCGATTTACCGTAGAACCCTCGGTGCAGCAGCGTTTTGAAAACGCAGTAAAGGAGAGCACTGAATTTACAAAAAAAATTAACGTATTCGGTGTGACCGACCAGAAAGGCGAAAAAATCCTCCTGGATACCACCGGGCCGATTGCGCGCACGAATACCAGTTATGACGGCACAAAACGCCGTAACCCGAATAACGTGGTTGATCTGAAAAACCGCAAATACCAGTGCGAACAGGTGAACTACGACACGTTTATTTCGTATCCGCAGCTTGATGCCTGGGCGGCACACCCTGATTTTCAGTCCCGCGTCAGCACACAGATTGCCCGGCAGGTGGCGCTTGACCGCATCATGATCGGTTTCAACGGCACGTCTCACGCAGATGAGTCCAACTTCAGCACTAACAAGCTGCTTCAGGACGTTAACGTGGGATGGCTGGAGCACATCAGAACCGACGCCAGCGAGCGCGTTATGAATGATGTAACGCTGACCTCCCGCAACATGGACAACACCGTGGCGCACGCGGGTAAGTATGCGAACGCTGATGCACTGGTACAGGACGCGCGCTCATCCCTGCTGGATGAATGGCACAAGGAAGCTGACGACCTCGTGGTGATTATGGGGCGCAACCTGTTTAACTCGCTGCGTCTGCCCGTGCTGAACAGCATCAGCGGCCAGAATCCCAATGCGGAATTACTTGCCGGACAGCTCATCCTGTCATCGCGCGCCATTGGCGGGCTGGATGTATTCCTTGCGCCGTTCTTCCCGGATTCAACGATGCTGATCACCTCGTTCAACAACCTGTCGATTTACTGGCAGAAAGGAACAATGCGTCGCCTGATGAAAGACGAGCCGGAATACAACCGCATCGCCACCTACCAGTCCATCAACGATGCTTATGTCGTTGAAGACTATGGCAAGTGCGCGATGGTCACTGGCCTGAAGTTCGCCGACAGCTAATCAACTCACGGCGGGCATCATGCCCGCCTGTAACGGAGAGAACAAATGATTACTCCTGCACAGCAACACTGGCAGAACGTGATGGCACAGCGCGCAGGCCGGTCGACTGAAGGCGTGGACCACGCCGCGCGTACCGCGCATGAAGAGGTGCTGTATCGTCTGCGTCTGGCACAGGCCCGGCTTAAGGGCGTACAGGCCAGAAGCGCGAAAGCCGCCATCAAAAAAGAGTTGTTGCCGGACTTTTCCGGCTGGATTGAGGGAACGCTGGAGGCTGACGGCGGGCAACAGGACGAAGTGATTGCCACGCTGATGGTGTGGGCGATTGACTGCGGCGATCTTCCGCTTGCGCTGCGTATTGGTGCGTATGTGGTCCGTCACAACCTCATCATGCCGGATAACTTTGGACGTACTGCTGCCACGGTACTGACCGAAGAAATCTGTAATCCGGTACTGACGCAGGCCGGGACGGATGCCGACGCGGATTTGTCCGCCTTTATCGAACCACTGGACACCCTCCGGGAGATTGTCACCGACCAGGACATGCCGGACGAAGTGCGCGCCAAATTATGCAAAGCGTGCGCCTTTGCCCGCCGTGGCCTGAGTGATGCGGACAGCATGGCCCTGTCACTGAAGCTGCTGCGCGAAGCAATGCACCTGAACCCGAACGCAGGTGTGAAACGCGAGATTGCAACCCTTTCCCGCGCCCTGAAAAAAGCCGATTCCGCAGCCGCACCAGAAGACGCCAGCGCACAGCAGGCGCAGGACGAAAGCAGCAAAAGTAAAAAGACAACGCGGAAGCCTGCAACACGAAAAACCACCGCGACGCAGAAGGCGAAGCGCGGTTAACGACTGACCCCGTCAGCGGGCGGCGTGCTCGGTGTTCCGGTTTGACTCCGTGACCGTTTACACCGCGCACCCACCGCCCGATTTTTTTCAGGAGTGAACCCCATGAGTATGGTTGCCAGAACTGAACCAGGACCCGCAGAGGACGACATCACCGATACCGATGATGGCGACACTCGCATTTCAGCAGGTGCATTCTGGCCGGATATTGTGCTGCGCGAGCTGCGTCTGGCTGTACGACTGCCGGGGCGCGTGACCACCTCCCGCCTGCTGCATACCGCCACCGGAGCTGTGGCACACGTTACCCGCGAGCTGGAAACATGGCAGCAGGAACAGCAGGCGGCTGGCCATCAGACGCTGGCCGATGTTCCGGCACCCGTAATTAACGGAGAAAGCGTCAATCTCTGGCACTGGCGCAATGCGGTTTACACCGCCACCCGCGCCCTGATTCTGGAGCGTTACCGCGATGCGGACACAACGGACAAGGGCGACCGCCGGGCGGACGCACTGGATATACAGACATCGGATTTGTGGCGCGATGTGAGCTGGGCCATCTCTGACATTCTGTGCCGCCCGCGAATCTTTGCGGAGTTGTGCTGATGAAAGTGAAGGCACTGGAAGGCGACACCGTGGATTCGCTCTGTTTCCGGTACTACGGCACGACGCAGGGCGTCACCGAAAAGGTTCTGGATGCCAACCCCGGACTCTGTCAGCAGGTATTTCTGGACGCCGGGCAGGACGTGGAGATGCCGGAGCCGGAGAAGAAGAAACGAGAAATGATTCAGTTGTGGGGGGAGTAGCAGTGAGCACCATTCAAACAGGGATCTCAGAGCAGGTTATTGCGTGGCTCTTTGACCACCTGCCAACGGTGTATGCAGCAGGCGCGGCGGTCAGCATTTCCGCGCTGATGAGTCTTTATGACGGACGAACGCTGGTTCAAACCGTAACGGGATCGCTGGCGTGCGGCGTTCTTGCCATGGCCGTGGCCGGGTCGTTGCGCTTCTTCGGAGTTCCTGAAGATGCCGTGACGTTTTTCGGCGCATCTATCGGTTTTATGGGCGCAGAAAAAGCACGCGACAAGATCATTGCCGCCTTTAACCGCATAACCCAAAAGGGAGATGAATAAGTCGCAGGCTTAAAGCCGGTAATCACCATAAAAATCATTCACAGAGGTGACGAAATGAAATCGAAAGACGAAATTTTTGATGTCGTTCTTGGCAAAGAAGGCGGCTACGTCAATCACCCGGATGACAGAGGCGGTCCGACAAAATGGGGCATCACTGAAAAGGTGGCACGGGCGCACGGATACCGTGGCGATATGCGTGATTTAACGCGCGGACAGGCACTGGAAATCCTTGAAGCTGATTACTGGTACGGACCGCGTTTTGATCAGATAGCGAAGCTGTCCCCGGATATTGCCGCAGAACTGTGTGACACCGGAGTAAATATGGGGCCGTCTGTGGCAACCAGAATGCTTCAGCGCTGGCTGAACGTATTCAATCAGGGCGGGAAACTGTATCCCGATATGGACACAGACGGACGCACTGGCCCACGCACGATTAATGCATTGCGTGCATATCTGGAAAAACGCGGTCGGGACGGCGAGATGGTGATGTTAACAGCACTGAACTGTACACAGGGTGAACGCTATCTGGAGCTGGCGGAAAAACGCGAAGCCAACGAGTCGTTTGTCTACGGCTGGATAAAGGAACGCGTGGCAGCATGAGGTTATGGACTTCTCTGGGCGTCGCTTTTCTTCTGATTGCCGCATGGGGAACATCCATGCGTCTGTCGTGGTCGCTGGGCCGGGAGAACGCCAGAAACGAAGCGCAGGCCAGCACCCTGAAAAGTACCGTCGACACCCTGAATATCATCAGCACCGGGGTACAGGATATGCAGCAGGTGCTGGCGCAACTCCGCGTGGAAAATCAACAGAGAAATCAGGACGGAGAGGTCAGACGTGAACAGCTACGCAACGATATTGCAAAAGATGAATGCGCCCACGCTTTGCCTGACGCTCGTTTTACTGACAGGTTGCGCAGGCACGCAGAACGCGCCACGGCCAGCGCCGTCAGTCCAGCTTATACCGCAGACGCTGACCATACCGGTAACGCCTCCCCCCTTCCCTGACACTCCCACATGGGGAAATCTCGGTATATGGGGCGACCGCCTTCTGGATGCACTGGAAACCTGTAACGCGGATAAACGGGCCATTGAATTACTGGAACAGCGCAGGCTGCAACGACTGAACAACGAGGACAACAACCATGCTGAAAACTGATTCCCTGCGTGAAGCCATGACCCGTTCATGCCGATGGTGTCAGGCTAACCCGGAAAAATTCACCATTTTCGTGGAGAGCGGCAACATTGAAACGACCGGAGAAACGCCCTCGTTTGTTTACCGCTATCAGATGGTGATGTTTGTCATGGATTACGCCGGAGAGCTGGACGACCTCACGCTGCCGCTGCTGGCGTGGTTATCCGAAAATCAGCCACAGTTGTTGCTCAATCCGGAGCGTAATCAGGACATCAAATTTTCCGCCGTTATCAATGACGATGACAGCGCCGATCTCCTGTTTACGCTCCCCCTGCGGGAACGCGTTCGCATCACGCGCAGCAGTCAGGGCACACCGCAGGCAGAACACCTGCCGGAGCCAAAACCCCGTCTGCCCTCTTCCGAAGGCGACTGGTCGCATGTATTCCAGGATGTGACGTGGGGTGAAAGCGATGGATAAGGCATTCATCCGCGTGGATGAAACCTTTGAGGCCATCCGCGACAGCCTGAATCAGCAGGCCATCAATAACATCGCCAGAAAGCTGGCACAGGATTTACGCCGCGCCCAGCAGGCGCGCATCCGGTCACAGAAAGCGCCGGACGGGACCGCATGGACACCACGCAGACGCCGCGTAACCCGGATACAGGAGCGCATTCGCTTTATCTGGAATAACGAAGCACGCACGCTGAAAAACTGGCATCACGACACGGGGAAATACGGGCGAACCATCACCGGGTGGGATGAGGATAAAAACAGCATCCGCACGTTTTACCGGGATGACATCGACCGCTTTCTGGAAATACGCACCCGGCGCATCAACCAGGACAGCACAAAGCGCGTCCCCATGTTCGTAAAACTGCGCACCGCCCGCTACCTGAAAGCCCGTGCAGATGCTTCCGGTGTGACGGTGGGTTACAGCGGCGTGGCCGCACGTATTGCACGCGTTCATCAGTTCGGTGAGCGCGATCAGGTTGCGCCGGGCATTTTCACCGATTACCCGGTACGTGAGTTGCTGGGTATCAGCCAGGCAGATGAGCGCCTGATTTATAACACGGTGCTGGGCCGGATTGCGGAGGCTGTACGGTGAGCGCAGAACTCATGCGACTGCTGAGCAACATCATCCGCACCGGGATCATCTCTGAAGTTGATGAGAAGTCCTGGCGCGTGCGCGTTCGCAGCGGCGAACTGGAAACAGGCTGGTTGCGCTGGAACACCACACGCGCGGGAGCCTTCAATGTGTGGCTGCCGCCATCACCCGGCGAACAGGTGGTAATTGCCTGCATCGGCGGCAATCCGGAAACCGCCATGATAATTGGCAGCCTGTGGAGTGATGCCAGTCCGGCACCCGGCAAAAGCCTGAAAGAAATCGTGGTCAGCGCGCCGGATGGCGCGGTGTTCCGCTACGACGCGGACGCAGGCGCACTGAGTGCCAGCGGCATGAAAACGGCCACTTTGCAGGCATCCGTCAGCGTGAAACTGGATACGCCCGTCGTGGAATGCACAAACCTTCTGAAAACAGCCGAGATTGACGTCACAAAAGGGGGAAAGATGAGCGGCAATATCACGCACAGCGGCGGCGACTTCACCTCAAACGGCATCACAGTGCATACGCATAAACACGGTGGCGTTAAAGGTGGCAGCGATTCGACAGGAGGCCCGCAGTGACAACCCGCTACACAGGAATGAACCCGGACGGGACGGGAAACCTGAACGATATGGAGCACCTGAAACAGTCAGTCAGGGACATCCTGACCACCCCGCTGGCAAGCCGGGTTATGCGACGGGAATATGGCAGCCTTGTGCCTGATTTGATTGACGACCCCATGAATAACACCACGCGTCTGCAATGCATGAGTGCTGCCGTGATTGCGCTGACACGATGGGAACCCCGCATTGCCCTGGACGCCATCGACGTTGTCTGGAAAGCGGGAGGCCGCGCCGGGGTGACGCTGTCGGGCACTGTCATGCAGACCATGCAGAATGTTGAATTAACCATCACGCTGAGGGAGTAAATCATGCCCGCCGTTGACCTTTCCCAGTTACCGGAACCCGCCATCATCGCGGAGCCTGACTTTGAAGCAATTCTGGCTGACACAAAGGCCATGATGATTGCGGCTTATCCCGCCGAACAGCGTGAAGCCGTTTCCGCCGCGCTGGAGCTGGAATCGGAACCCCTTAACGTTATCGCTCAAACCATGTCGTTTCGTGAAATGCTGTTACGCCAGCGGGTTAACGAGGGTGCACGCGCCTGCATGTTAAGCCACAGCGCCGGGACAGACTTGGACAACCTCGCGGGCAATATGAACACAAAGCGCCTGGTTATCACTCCGGCAACGGATACCACCGACGCGGTGATGGAGAGCGACACCTCGCTGAGACTGCGGGCGCAGCGGGCGTACGACGGCCTGAGTGTTGCTGGCCCGTCAGGTGCATACGAGTATTTTGCCCGCAGCGCCAGCGGTCTGGTGCGTGATGCGCGGGCTATCAGTCCGTCTCCGGCAAATGTGACGGTTTCCATCCTGTCCACTGAAGGCGACGGCACGGCAACGGAGGCGTTGCTTAATACCGTTCGCGCCGTTCTGAATGCAGAGGATACCCGCCCGGTGGCCGACCGCCTGACGGTACAGAGCGCCAGAATCGTGACATGGCGGCTGAATGCAAAACTGTACTTCTACCCCGGCCCGGAATCCGAACCTATTCTGGCTGCGGCTGAATCGTCGTTCAGGAAGTGGCTGGCTGAGCAGGGGCTTATCGGTCAGGATGTGGCGTTGTCCGCCATTGCTGCCGCACTGCATGTGCACGGTGTGCAACGCGTGGAGATAATCGAACCCACACAGAATATGGCCATCAGCGACATACAGGCGGCGCGCTGTGAGTCATTCACCATCAGCGAAGGTGGGCGTAATGAGTAATTCACTGTTACCACCATCAGCCAGCAATTTCATGCGTTGTGCCGAAGCCGTCGGAACGCGCATTACAGACATTCCGGTAGACCTCAACACGCTGTGGTCGCCGGACACCTGCCCGGTGCACCTGCTGCCTTATCTCGCCTGGGCATTTTCCGTTGACCGCTGGGATCGCAACTGGCCGGAAGAGACAAAGCGACAGGTTATTCGTGATGCATGGCTGATACACCGACACAAAGGGACCATCAGCGCACTGCGCCGGGCCATTGAGCCGCTGGGATACCTCATTCGCGTGTCTGAGTGGTGGGAATTCGGCGGAGAACCGGGAACATTTACCGTTGAAGTCGGCACGCTGGACAGTGGCGTGACGGAGGAAATGTATCTGGAAATGGAGCGGTTGATTGCTGATGCCCGCCCGGTCAGCCGCCACATGACAGGGCTGAATATCATTCAGGAAATTCCGGGGGATATTTTCGCAGCGGCGGCAACTTATGACGGTGAAGTTATTACCATTTATCCAGGCGATTAAGCATGAGTACCACAACACGAAAATTTAAAACCGTTATCACCAATACGGGTGCAAAAAAATTAGCTCAGGCAGCCGCGCCAGATGGTAAGCCTGTCCGCCTGACTCATATGGCCGTGGGTGACGGCACGTTGCCCACACCAGACAGTAAGCAGACCCGTCTGGTGCATGAGGTGTGGCGACATACTGTTAATCGCGTCATCCTGGACGCAACACATCAGAACCGCATTATTGCGGAGCTGGTTATTCCTCCTGAAACGGGCGGATTCTGGATCCGGGAAATTGGTGTGTTTGATGAGCACGGCGATTTGATTGCGGTAGGCAATACTGCCGAAAGTTACAAGCCAGCCGTTGCCGAAGGGTCCGGACGTGCACAAACATTTCGCACCATTCTGACCGTATCCAGCACTGCCACCGTGGCGCTTACCGTGGATAACACCATGGTGATGGCCACAGTGGATTACGTGGATGACAAACTGAAAGAGCATGAACAGTCACGACGTCACCCGGACGCCTCGCTGACCGCAAAAGGTTTTGTTCAACTTAGCAGCGCCACCAATAGCACGTCAGAAACGCTTGCGGCAACCCCAAAGGCTGTTAAGGCGGCATATGACCTGGCTAATAGCAAATACACCGCACAGGACGCTACCACTGCGCGGAAAGGGATAGTTCAGCTCAGTAGCGCCACCAACAGCGATTCTGAGACGCTGGCGGCAACGCCAAAGGCGGTAAAGGCTGCATATGACCTTGCTAACGCAAAATATACCGCTCAGGACGCAACGACGGCACGAAAAGGGATAGTTCAGCTCAGTAGCGCCACTAACAGCACATCTGAAACGCTGGCTGCGACGCCAAAAGCTGTTAAGGCGGTAATGGATGAAACGAACAAGAAAGCGCCCTTAAACAGTCCTTCGCTGACCGGAACGCCAACAACGCCAACTGCGCCAAAAGGTACTAATAATACTCAGATCGCAAGCACGGCTTATGTGATGGCCGCGATTGCCGCACTTGTAGACTCGTCGCCTGACGCACTGAATACGCTGAACGAGTTAGCGGCGGCGCTGGGCAACGACCCGAATTTTGCGACCACCATGACTAACGCGCTTGCAGGTAAGCAACCGAAAGATGCCACTCTGACGGCGCTGGCGGGGCTTGCTACTGCGGCAGACAGGTTTCCGTATTTTACGGGGAATGATGTCGCCAGCCTGGCAACTCTGACAAAAGTCGGGCGGGATATTCTTGCGAAATCGACCGTTGCCGCCGTTATCGAATACCTCGGTTTACGAGAACTCGGCACAAGCGGGGAAAAAATACCGTTACTCAGTACAGCGAATACTTGGACCAATCGACAAACATTCAGCGGTGGCCTTTCTGGGGAGTTGTCCGGCAATGCCGCTACTGCAACAAAGCTAAAAACAGCAAGAAATATTAATGGCGTTAAATTTGATGGTTCCAGCGATATAAATATTAATACGTTAGTATCCCGAAACCGTGTTACAGCATTAAGTGGGAGCGCAAAGGGTACGCCAGGTATCCAAATGTATGAAGCGTACAACAATGGATATCCTTTTACTTATGGTAACGTTCTTCATCTTACTGGCGTAGCGGCAGTTGGCGAAGGAGAGTTATTTATTGGGTGGAGTGGGACCAGCGGCGGCCATGCTCCGGCATATATTCGTTCCCGACGAGATACAGCAGATGCTAATTGGTCTGGATGGGCGCAACTATATACAACCGCTCACAAACCATCAGCAGGAGATATTGGTGCATATACCAAAGCTGAATCAGATTCTCGCTATGTACGAGATATTCGCCTAGGAACACGTGTTGTTCAGACCATGCAAAAAGGCGTGATGTATGAAAAATCAGGCCATGTAATTACGGGGCTTGGCATTGTTGGTGAA